GTAGAATGGTAACGTCTGTCATATCCTCGTTAGCAGAGAAAGTATCAAATAGAGTCTGAATAGGCTTAGATACGGTAGCCAGCTCGATATCACCGATACGGTCAGTAGCTGAGATAGGACGGATACCATCAGGGGATAAGAACAACAGGTCAGCGTTAAACTCGATGACACTATCCGCTGCCAAACAACCTAGACTTGTCGTAATGTTCTCCAGACGGAAGTCAGCAGAGCTTGTACCTACTAATCTTTTAATCTGGTTAGCACCGAAGATGTAGAGTTGGTTACGGAAGGACTTAAGCTGTACAGCCTTGAAGCCCAAGTTGATAACACCAGCACCTGCAGCAGGATCGAAGTTTGTCTCGTCTGTAGGAGCACTGAAGTAAAGGTTATTAGGCTCGGCTGGGTCAGCAGCAAGGAACATATGGTTAGAGAAGTTCTCAGACACCTTAGGAGCACTAGGAGCCTGGGCATGGGTAATCTGAACGTAAGTAGTACCGTCCCACGTAGCAGCAGGATTGATACCATCTGTCATAAGGAGTTTAGCAGTACCCCAGTTGAAGGCATTGAAACGTACACGAGTTACACCTGTCATTGTAGGAGAGCCAGCTGTCGACGGGGTCTGCCAAGCAGCTCCATCCCAGTAGTGAAAGTAGTTATTACCTGCAGCTGGTTTACGGCAAGCAAAGATACCACTGTTGATCTCAGCTTCTACGTACACACCTAATACAGGGGCGTTATCCTCACCGGGAACAGTGCCGTAGGTGTTGGTAAAACCATCAATACGACGATACCCACCCTTTAGGGCAGGCTCGTAGTTAATCATACGGATAGCACTTCCCGGTACCTGCGCCCCGTGGGTAAGGGGGTCTAGGTTAGACCGAAGCCCACCTGAGCAGGGAATAGGAAGTGTCTTTAGGTTATCCGCCATTAGACAAAGACCTCGGTGCGTAAGCAGAGCCAGTGGTTACACGCATTGTAGATCTCAAGTAGTCTGGCTCATCTAGTAGAAGACGGCGCATATCGTTGATACCCTTGTCGAACTTAGCCCGATGAATCTCACCTTGTTGGTCATTGCTACGGAAGCGCATCATGTACATCATGGCACCATCGATAATAACGTAACGGAAACGGCTAGGGATAATGGTTGTGTCAGTGTACAGAGTCAGATCAGCAGGGAAGGAGAAGTACTTGTACTCCACCTCATAGGCTTCGTCTGGAAGAGGTGTTACACCAAACTCTGTCCCTTGAGTCTTGTAGACCCGTAGAGGGGCTGTGTAGTCCCCTGAACCAGCTGTATCATCAGTAGGGCGATGGTTACGGATGTAGTCTGCGTAGGACAGTGCATGGAGCGTACGAGGCTCATTACCCGCAGCTTCCAAACGCTTAAGATAAAAAGACTCCCAATCGACACTGCTCATGTCGGACTGGAAGCTATACAGACTTGTACCTGAAACCAACGTCTCAGTATATGTTGTTAGGGTAAAGGGCCACTCTTGGTTGTGTTGGAGGATTTCACGGATAGAGTTGTTGATAGCGTCTTTAGCCAAAGCATGTACACCACGTACTGAGCTGAAGTTCTCACCAGCTGTATCCAGCTGTACTTCGTTTAGACGACGAAGGAGCTCATTAACAAGTGTAATGTATGTTGTTGACATTCTAATCTCCTAGACTATAATGAATGGTCTCCTCAAAGGCCATTGATAATAGAGGGGTGGAAGGGCCCCGAAGGGCCCAACCGTTAAGTCTTATGCGAGTACGTCACGGTCAACGTCAGCAGCAGCCTTAGTTGCTTCGTTTACGTCTACGACGATAGCCCATACACGAGCAGAAGAACCAGCAGTTGTGCCAGAGATAACTGTTACAGCGTCGATAGTGTCAGCAGCAGTTACGCCGAGAGTCTGAGTACCGAACTTGATGTCACCAGCAGCGCCAGCGTCAACGCTAGTAGCAGCCATGAAGGTTGTTGAGTCGTCAGCAACAGCTACAGTGAATGTAGTGATGTCTTCAACAGCGTCAACAAGTGTTACGCCAGCAGCCAGAACCAAAGAACCAGCAGGTACAGAAGGACCAGCAACCGTACCGGAAGCTGTACCCAAGTTAACAGTCTTTTCGACCATGTAGGCCTTCGACTTAAGGGAAGATGATAAAGCCATTGTATAATCCTTTCAAGATGTATGACTAAGAGGAATAGGTACCCCAGTTTCCTAGGGTACCTGCTCACTTATGCAAGGTTGTACTTTGCAGTTACAAGAGCTTCAGGACGCAGGATCTTACGACCATACAGATGCATACCACGAACGATGTCAGCAAAGCTGTCTGGGTCACGGTAAGTTTCAGTCTTGTTGATTTGCTCGGCAGTTGCTACAGCAGAATCATGACCACCAACGATAACACCGTAGTCAGTGTTTTGGTTAGCAGTACCAGTAGTAGCAGCGCCACCACCGACTGAAGGAAGGTTGTTAGAAACGTATACGCGGAAACCATTCCACTTGTTCATAACCAGACCGTTACGCAGGGCACCGGAATCACCGAAGTCTGCATTCAAGAAACGGCTGTCTTCGTCCATCAGGACTTCAAGCATAACTGGGTCGATAACGATCCAGCGGCCATCTTTGTCAACGTTCTGTTGGTCCAGCAAACGGCCCATACGGTTAATCAACATAACAGGTGAAGCGTAAGCTGTTGGCAGGGCAGTAGCGCCAGGCAAACGAGCAGCAACTGGGATAGAGTGATCGCCAGCAGAACCTGTAGTGATGTTACCGAAAGAACCTTTGATGAGCTTCATAGAAGTCAGCAATTCGTCTGTACCAGCAGTAGAAACAGCAACAGTGCCGTTTACTTGGTCATTGACAGTGTCACCAACAGTGTGCAAAGCAGACTGTTTGTAACCTGACAAGTAACCCAGAACTTCTTGGTCAAGCTGGTCAGCCAAGCGGTAAGCCGCACGGTTGGTTGCAAGGTCCATGAAGTTAACGTGGCTGTGAGCTTCTTCGATATCGTCAATCTTGAAAGCAAAGTAGTTAGCTTTGTCGATTGTCAAGGAGAAATCTTCATCGTCAAGATCTTGAGCGGAGATCTGAGTACCACGAGCGTAGCTGGATACAGAGATTTCAGGCTCTTTGATAATCTTAACAGTGTCGCCTTGTGCAGCGATCTCACCGAAGTAATCAGAGTTAGTGATGTCGTTCATGATTGCTTTCTTACGGAATGCAAGCTGAACTTTCTTGGAATAGATAACTGAAGAGAAGTTACCATTAGGTAGATTGCCGTGACCGGCAGCTGATGTAAAAGCCATTATAAATATCCTTCTAGATGTTTGGCTTGATAAGTAAGGACGTCTTAGTGTCCCAGTTAAGAGAACCTAAACAATCGGGATAAGAGGCTGACGGATTTCTAGGGTGCTTGTAAGGGTAACTTGCCAGCTACTCTCAAAGGGCCTGTACTTAATCAGGTAAGTCTTAATGATTATTAGTGTTCAGTAGTTGACCCCGTGAGGGGCTACTGTAGGTGCTTAACGGGTATCTCAGAAAGGGCCGTTAAACATCTACAGTTATACCATACTCAAACCCATGTGTCAAGGGTATATTTGAGTAAGATGATATTATCTTTAACGGCGAGCCATGTCGTAGACAAACTTACCATTACGTTGTGCGTCAAGAATACGGTCGTAGTTCTCATCAAACTCTTTGTCTGACATCTTAGCTACGTCTGATTCTTTGATAGAGCCTGCACTTCCGTCATCATCGACTTTAGTACGTGCACCTTTTCCTACATCCTTGGCTGCGTCTTTAGCCTTAGCTTTCTTAGCAGTAGGTGTAAGTCCTTTGTCTGCTTTATACAGGTCGATAACCCGTACCACAGATGCTGCATCTTCAGCATTCTCGTACAGCGCGTCCTGTACCCACTTAGGCTGTTCACCAACCCAATCATGGAATACGTCAGAGCTACGAAGATCATCGAAGTCTGAGTGCTTCTTACGGATGTTAGCTTCGGCTTGCGAACGTTCAACTTCGTGCCGTGCTTCATCAATCTCACGAAGACGTTCATCTGCCTTAGCAAACTTCTCAGAGGCCTTCTGCTCTGCGATAGCCTCCACGATAGAAGCAGCGTCTGGGTTCTTAGCAGCCCACTCCTTGATATCGTCTGCTGACTTAGGAGGAGTAAAGGAGGTGGAGCCGTCTAACTTGGACTCAAGAGCCTCGATGCGCTCTTTCCATTCCTTCTCCTTGTCAGACATATGTCTACGCAGATCACCGTACCGTTTCTTGAAGGACTTCTCCTCACGGCTCAGATCCTCATCAGACTCCTCCTCAGACTCCTCCTCAGAGGCCTCTACAGGCTCAGTAACCTCTTTCTGGGCCTCAGGTACCTCAGATACCTCTTCGTCCTCCTCAGGGGCTTCTACGGGGTTCTGAGAGGCCATTAGCTCCTCTAGTTCCTTCTCATCCTTGTCGATACGAGCCTGTTTGGCTGCGTAGTTGCTTCCTCGGGCAATCATAGCTTCCGCGGGAGTAGCTGTCTTAACCATATCTTGAGCCATTGTGTATTCCTTTATGTTGGGGTCAGCTTACGCTGAGTGGCCTTAGTTAATTATGTAGGAGTAGTAGGTAGGGCCTACTTGCGGCCCAGACCTTTCTTCTTATTAGTTGGCTTCTTCGCAGCCTTGGTCTTCTTAGCAGCTGGACGTTCTACAAGTCCACCTTTAGCCATACCGTACTGACCGCCAGCACCTCGTGTAGCACCGGCTTTTGCTGCAGCCTTGTCTGCCTCTGAAGGGCCCTTGGTAGAAGGAGAAGCAGCTCGACCCACTTCTGCAATAGTCTTACCTGTGTCAGCCGCCTCTTGTGCAATAGACTGAGCTCTTTGGATAG